CTCCGAACTCCGAGGCGGCGACCCTCGCCACACCGCCCTCCACCGAGGCGATCTCGACCCAGTAGGATTTCGAAGCCGCAGCGCCTTCGACCTTGCAGCGGACGAGGTCGCCGGCGACGAACGGACACCCCATCTCGAAGGTCAGCAGGTAGTGCTGCCCCGCAGCGTCCATGTCGACACCGGAGACCTTTCCGTCAGCGGCCGACACGACCAGTTCGCCGCCCACCGAGCGAACCTTCTCCACGAGCAGCTCCAGAACCCGCATCGTCTGGCGAACCGTCAGGCGATCCACGGCCAGATGCGATATGCCGCTCGCGTCCATCTCCAACTGCCACCCCGACCCTAACAGGCCGTCGACGAACGACGGAGATCGCAGCAGGCTGCGCACGACGACAGACAGCAGTTCCGCATTGCCCGCAGCGTCTATCTCCCCGCCCGTCGCACCGCTTTTGAAGCCGCCGAGGCGCAGACCCTGCTCGAAGATGATCAGCCCCTGCGCCGTATCGTTCTCCCGCTTATTGAGAAACTCCTTGCGGCTGCGCTTCGCCGAGAAAAGGTTGAAGTCGCTGGCCGGCGTGTTCTCCCAGCTCCGCACGATATCCGGAAGCCCCGCCGAAGCCGTCTTGGCATAGTGGCGCACCTCGCCCAGCTCCTCGTCGATCTTCTCCAGCGCGCCTTTGCCCAGCACGTCGCTCACCTCGATGTCCATCTCCGAGGGGTACTGCACGTTCTGCGAGATCGAGGTGATGCGGCTCGTCCGATAACCCGTGCCGGGGAAGTATTCGTCGCTCTCTAACCGCACGCGCCGACCGACGTCGAGCGCAAGGCGCCGCCGGGCGACTTCGACATAATCCGTGCGGCCCTTGTAGACGTAGCGATCCTGATCGTGTTCACGCAGGTACTCGTCCACGGCCTCGGCGAACTCCTGCTCGGCAAGGGTGTAATACTCCTTCGGCATGCGGATATTCCACAGGATGTATTCGTCGCCGACCTTCGGGATCAGCAGCCCGCCCGGCAACTGCGTATCGTCGTCGTAGGGCCATTGGGTGATGATCTCGAACTCCTTCTTTTTCGAGTCATAGTTCACCTCGAAATCCCGGCCGTTCAGCTCGCCGCTCTGGAAGGTCATCTGCTTCACGAGACCGCCGATCTCGTAGGCGTTCGGGTCGAACGTCAGGCTCGTGTCCTTGACGTAGTAGATCGTGAAAGGCTCGCCGTCTTCGTCCGTATGCTGTTCGCTGCGGACGCTCGAAAGCGTGCCGATACGCCGCGGATAGATACCCGAGAAGGCATCGCGCTCGTAGTGTTCGACGATGCCCTGCTGCGTGTTTTGCTCCACGTACGTCCGGCGGCCGGGCAGTTGCAGCCGGCTGTAACCGTACTCCTCCGGATCGATGTTGCGCGTCGAGCCGATGGGAAACAGACGCGTGAAGAACTTGACGTTGTCGGCGGATTCCCGCTCCAGCGACACGAGGCCGTTGTCGTAGCCCAGCACCGCCTCGTCGCCGTATTCGCAGCGGCAGAGGTTCACGGTCATGCCGTCCGTCCAGAACTCCGTCTTCGCGGCCTCGGCCAGCATCGAGAGCGCCTCGTCGCAATAGGTTCCCTCGTAGTCGAGGGTCAGGTTCTCCGTCGAGAGAACCTCGCCGACCTTCCAGTCGGTCGTACCCATCTGCCGGTTGATATTGGCCACGATGAGCGCCATATGCTCGCGGGCCGGAGCCGTCAGCGAAAAGATCGGATCGTTCTCCCCGTCGACTATCTTCAGCACGAGGGCCTGCCTCATGAGGCTCTCGATGCCGTAGAACTTGCAATCGTACTCCCATTCGACCGTCGAGGTCTGCTTCGGGGCGTACTCCTCCGTAATCCAGAAGCGCACGCCCTCGAAGTCCACGTAGTCGTAGACCTCGAGCGGCACGCATTCGAAAGCCGTGAACGACAGGCCGAGCATGTGGTCGCCCATCAGCCGCTTCTGACGCGTGGAGTTATCCGACGGCGAGACCGTCAGCTTCAGCATGCCCTTTCGGTTATAGATTTTCAGTTCCATAGTTTCATGAGCAGCCAGCAACATCCGTATCCCGCAGCGATGCCGAGGGCATCTGCTGACAAATCCCACCAGCACCAATGGTTGCCGGAGGCGTTCTTGTCGCCGTACTCCTTACCCAGAGCCAACCCTGCGGCCAGCCAGAGGCCGGGAGCGCCCAGCGCGAAGACGACTGCGAAGCAGACGGCGAAATGCTTGATCTTATCTTTTCCTATCTTCATGTTCGAATGCCGTTCGAACGGCGTTTGAATGGGGTTAAAACGACGGCTGCGGCTCGCGAAACTTCACCGTGAACTTGCCGGCGACCTCGCCCTCGAAATCCGTCAACTGCTTATAGTCCGAAGCCTCGCGGTAGAACAGGTGGAAATGGCGGTTCATCTCCGGGAAGTAGAAATCAAGCCACCCCTCCTCGCCTGTCTGGAGCATCTCGACGAAGGCCGTATAGCGCGACAGGAACTCCTCCCTGTCGGCGGCCAAGATGGCGAACTGCAGCGATACGTCACGGGCCTCGCGGCGCTGCACGATAGTCGAGGGAACCGTCACGCCGTGACGTTCCCGCAGCGACACCTCCTTCTGCGCCTTGACCGCAGCTGGTCTGAGCAGCGACGAGTAGTTCTTCATGTCGCCGGGCTTGTCCTCCGCGAGGAATGCTCCGTAGGCATCGAACGGGTCGATGTCGTTGATCAGCAAAAGTCCTTTCAGTACATCCATATCGCTATTTCGCTTTCAAACCGTCCCGCTTGATGGCCTGCCACAAGGCCAATATCTGTGGCAACGTATCGGTATTTTTCGCTATTCTGTTCAGCGCATCGAGCGAGGCGCCCAGACCTTCGGCGATGTCATCCATCTTGTCGTCGACGCTCGCGCCGTGCATTTGAAGCGACGTCATCAGCCCTTCGAGCTTCGTGCCCTGATCCTGCGTCATGGTGGTCGTGAAGGCTCCGGCCTTGCCGCTCTGCGTCGTGCTGTCGGGTTTCCACAGCTCGTAACCCATCTCCTCGGCGCGCTTCGCGAACTCCTCCATCCACGCCTCGGCAGCATCCATATTCGAACCTATGCCCGAGTAGAAGTCGTCGAGCAGTTCCATCACGTCATAGGCGATGTCCTCCTCGCTCTTGCCGCTCGCGTAGATCGACTTTAGGTTGTCCTGCAACTTGTCGAACTTGTCGGCGAAGAACAGCGAGTAGACGACCTGCTCGGCCAGCTCCTCGAGCTTGGACGAGATGTCGTCGCACATGTCGCCGTAGACCCCCGTGACACCTTTGGCCATGTCCCGGACACGATCCAGCACGCTGTCGCCCAGCGACCCGAAGGTCGAGGACAGGTAGTCTTCCAACGCCTGCTCCGCCTCGTCCATCGCATCCTTCAACTCGATGAGATTCTCCAGATACTTGCGCGTCTCGTCCGACATCTTCCGCGTGTCGAGAATCGTCTGGAGCATCGCAGTATCCAGTTCGCCGTTGGCGTCGATCAGCTCCGGATAGACCGAAAGAATACTGCTGTACAAATCCTTGCCTTTGCCCCAGCCGAACAGACCCGTCTTCTTGTGTCCCGTGACGATCTGCGCCGAAGCGAGTCCGTAGATGCCCTCCTTGTACTGCGCCATGCGCGCTGCGTACGTTCCGCGGGCGTCGCCCGTGATACGTTCGAACCAGTTCATCGTAGGGGCCGAACCCTTCATCTCGGCCTCGAACTGCGAAAGAGCATCCTTGTAGACCTGCATGGCGTTGGCCGCCTTCATGATCTGACGCTCCCCGAAGACACTCGTCGCCTCCTCCAGCAGCAGGTTCTGCTCCAGCAGCGCGAGGTTGTACTGCCGCTGGAAGTCGAGCTTCGCACGCTCGATCTCCTTCAGCGCCTCCCGATGCCGGGCTTCGGCGGCGAAGGCTTGCCCGATGAAATTGGCCGCTTCGCCGATGGCGGCTCCGATACCTCCCACGATGCCGCCTTTGGCGAACCCCTGACCGATGTTCGACACGGCGCTCATGACCTGCTGCACGCCACTGATGGCATCCGCGGTCTGGGTGTCGCCCATCTGGTCGAACATCGCGGCGAGTTCTCCCGCGGCGTCCGCTGCGGCGCTGCCGATGGTTCCGATAGCTCCGGAGATATCCTTGATCCCGTTCGCACCCTTGAGTTCGGCCAGACCCTTCTCGAAAGTCTTGAAGATATTTTCCCACTTGTTGGAACCGCTCTTCTTGCCCGTCTGGAGCAGCTTGTCGAGCGCCTTGCGCAGCTTATCCAGCTCCGCAGGACTCTTCTCGATATTCTTCAGCTCTGCAGCGGAGATGAAGGTGATGCCCTCCGCAGACCCCTTGCCGTTCAGATATGCCCGCAGCTGCTTCGCCTGTGCGATCAGCTCGCGCAGCTTGTCGAACGACAGCGACGAGTAATCGCCGAAGAGCTGCTTGAGGAATCCGTTGTCTTTGGAGATGCTCGCAGCCTCGGCGTCGTTCACCGAGCGGATGCCCTCCTCGATCTTCTGACGCGCAACGGCGATGGCCCGGTCGATCTGCTCCGAATTGGCCTCCGTGCGCTGCTCTTCAAGCGCGGCGATATCCTCGTTGCCCTGACGCCTGATCTCCGCACGCTGTGTCTCGAAATCCCGGTATTTCGCAAGAAGGCCCGACAGATCGGCCAGCTCCCGGTTCTTCGTATCTTCGGCGACCTTGAGCGCGCGGCGGATACGCGCATCGGAGGCAGCATTGCCCTCCGTGTCCTGTTTGAGCGCGTAGTACTTCTCCTGCAGCAGATGCAATGCCTCGCCCGCCGTACCGTCCGGATCGACATCGACGGCGATCACCAGACCCAGCGTATCGGCTTTCAGAATGTCCTCGGCGCCGTTCAGCGACTCGTCGATATACGCATTCAGTTCCTCTTCCGAAAGGACATCGCCGTTGGGGAGAATCGGCGTGATGAGAATCTCGTGGCGCTTGCCGGCCGCGTCATCGATGCCGAACTGGGAACTGAACACCGTAGCTATGCCCTCGCCGGCATCCTGCCACCCCTTCTCCGCCAGACGCGCCGCGTCGATCATCGGCCGAGCCAGCAGATCGACATTGCCGACGAAACGATCCGTCATCTGCTTTCCCAACGCTGCCAGACGCTCGTCGCTCAGATGGCTTCGCAGCGCGGCGATGGCCTTGTCGTGCTTGCGCTCGGCATCCTCGCGCTCCGCAGCGTAATCCTTGTAGGTTTTGAGTAGGTTCTCGAGGTGATCCGCATCCGCCTTCTCTTCTTTCTTGTCGATCTCGGTCAGCGTATGGTCGAGTTTCCGGGCCGCCTGCACACGCTGCGCGGCGGCTTGGGCGAGGATCGTACTTTTCTGTCCCGGCGTAACCTTCCCGCCGGCCTTGCGCAGACGCTCGTAAAGCTGAAGCCGCTCCTGCTCCTCTTTGGCAATACGAGCTTTCTCCTGCTCGAAAGCGTTTTGCGCCTCGGCGCGCTCCTTCTCGAAGCCCTCCTTCATCAGCGAAATGCGCGTATCCTCGATGCGCCGGCGGGCTTTCGTCTCGTAATCCACGAGGTTCTGCGTGAGCTTGGACACATCGCCGGAGCCGTCCTTCGGAGGCGCGATGAATCCGCCGAGGCCGGACTCCTTACCCAGATCGGCGATGTCCTCCACCAGCTTCTTCGCCTCGTCGAGGTAGGCGTCACGCTGCTCCCGGGCGGCCTGTACCAACCTCGCTTTTACTTCCTCGTTCGACTTGTCGACCTCGCGATCCATATCGCCGGGCAATATCCCCATCTGCGCACCGCCCACTTTGGCCATCCAACGCCCGAAGCCGCCGGTGGCGCCCTTGACTTTATTTGCCGGAGTCGCCTGAAGCGTATTCACCTGCTCGTCCGCCTCGGTAGCCTTATTGATGAGAGCCTGTACCTTCGCCTGCAAAAAGAGCATCTGAATGTACGCTTCGCCCTTTTGAAGCAGCACATCGTACCATTCGGAAATGGTGTTGTAGTAGCCGAAGCTCTCGCCGTATTTACGATTGAGCTCTTCGACCTTCGCCTTTTCCTGCTCCTTCGTGCCGTTGAACTCCTTGAGGCTTTTCAGGGTCGAGTCGATCTCGAAGCGCGTCTTGATCATCTGCGCACGGCCCTCTTTCTCGATCTCCACGCGCTCTTTGGCTTTGGCGGCTGCAGCCTCCTGCGAATCGGAATAACGATCCCACAGGACGATCAGACCCGTGATGACGGCCGAAAGCCCCAGCGTCAGCGTCGCCATGAGCGCCGAGGCCGCAGCCGTCGAGATGCCCAGCGACGCGGCCAGCCGAGTATTGGCTGCCGTCAGCAGGTTCTTCATCTTGACGACCGTCACGAGCCGGAAAGCGGAGTCTTTGTTCAGGGCATTCATCACCTGCTGCAACCCCATCGTGATGGCCAGCACGCTCTGCACGCGCGTCTGAATCTTGACGAGGTTCTCGTTCTCCGACGCGAAGGCGCCCATGATGCCCGTAGCCATCGTGAAGGCCCCGGCAACGCCGCTCGCACCGCTTATCAAGCCCTGAAGCCCGGCATTGTCGTGCGAGAGAATCTTCGTCTGCGTGCGCAGGTCGCCCAGCGTATCCTGCAACAATGCGGCACGCTGCGCCATCGTCTGGTACTCCTGCGAGTTCTGGCGCCCTTCCAGACGCATCTTCGCCATCGCTCCCTGAAGCTGCCGCAACTCCATCGTAAGCCCGCGGGCCGTCGCAGAGTTCTTTTCGTGCTCGCTGCGCAGTCCGTTCAGCACGGCTTTGTCCTCTTCGAGCGCACGCGTACAGGCTTCGATCTCCGCGCGCATCTCCGTCTGCGCCTTGCCCGGCCCCAGCCGGTCGTACTGACGCCGCAGGTCTTTCAGGCATTGTTCGACGTAGCGTACCTGTTCGCGCTGCGCCGCGATGCGCTCCGTGATGCTTTGCGAAACCCGCTCGACACGATCTCCGAGCGCCTCGGCAGACTTCCCGGCGGCATCGAGGCCGCCGGAGAGCTTGTCGCGCATCAAAAATTCTATTTCAACGGGTTTCGGCATGCGGTTTACTTGTTTTCTTGAGTCTTGATTGTATGAAGCCGGAAAGCGTTCGCGGCTTCTCTTTTTTCTTGACGTAGCGCGGCGCGTCTGCCAGCATCATGCGCAGCGTCTGATAGTTCACTCCCCAGAGGATATATCGGACGCTCCAGCCTGTCGCGGCAGCGATCTGCCACACCATTCCGAAGGGGCTATGGGAGCCTTCGTAGACGGTCTTTAACTCCCCTTTTTTCTTCTTTCGCGGCTCAGCCTCGGTCTCATCGGGTTCGCCGTCGAGATCGATCTGATAATACTCATAAAAGACTTCGTCCCCAGCAGGCGCAGGAACTGCATGTTCGCGGCCAGCAGATACTCGTCATCGACGAACCAGCGTAGCAGCCATGCCAGAAGGCCGGAGAACAGCCACGTAGAGAAGGCTCCCCGGCAAATCGTCAGGGCTACCATCTTCGACACACGCCGCCCGTGCAGCGCCATGTAGGCCAGCTCCTCGTGCTTGGTGAACTCCAGCATCCGCTCGTAGGTGACGCCTGTCTGGAGGTAGAGCCGCGCGAGGCGTATCTGACCGCCCAGACACGGGCGGCGCATCGTCAGACGCACGACCTTGCGGGTAAACGGGATTTTGAAAAAGGGCAGCGAGACTCCGATGTCCAGCAGAGCCTCCGCTGCCTCGATTTCGATCTGCGGATTCGCATTCATCGCTCGACGATGCTATCCGACAACTTCCTCTTCCTCGTCCGGAGCGAAGTCGAAGCCGTAAGGCGATGCTGCGGAATCATCCGGCAGCAGGAAGGTTGCCTTGCAGTGAATCTTCATCACGTCCGAATAGTCGTACTTGCCACGCGGATAGGCCAGAAGCGAAACCTTTGCGGCCTCGGTTTCGGAGCCGTCCGCCGAGCGGATGACAACCGGCCCCTCCAGCTTGATGCGCTTCGAGGGCGCGTTCCACTTCTTGCCGTTCTTGGAGGTCGTACCGCCCATCACCTGCACGAGGTTCGCGGGCTTGAGTTCGATCAGGTCGAACTCGATCTCGCTCGTACCGGGGTTCTCCTCGATCTCCTTCACAGGAGCCGAACGTTTCTGTGCGGCCCAGATTTTATTCGTCGACGGTTCGTCACCGCCCCAATCCAGACCGTCGTTGCTGATAAGGCCCAACTCCTTACCGTCGAAGACGAAGGATTCGAGACCGTAAATGAACCCGTCGTGTTCCGATGCAGGGGTCTGCTGTGTGATGTCTGCCATATTACACGATGTTTTTAATGAGTTTTACAATACTTTTCAGCGGATTGGTTTTCGTAAGCAAAGCCGTCGCAGTTCCTCCCGCAAGGAAGCCCGCAAGCAGCCACCGATACCATGTGGCGGGCGGCCGTTTCATGCGCTCGTCCGTTCGTCGGGTCAGAGCTGCGGCCGACAGCAGCGAGTCGGCGCGTGCACGGTATGCCTGCATCTCATCCAGTCGAGCCATGAGCGAATCGATAAGGACGCGTTGTCGGAAGACGCGGTTCTCGAAGTAGGTGCAGCGCCGGGCGATGCTGTCGCATCTGCCCCGAACGACGATCTTGTCACCCTGACGCTCGGCCTCGATGCTCGCACGGCCGTTCTGTGCGCTATATTTCGCGCCGTCGGGAAGATCAAGGAGGCTCTGCGTCGGAATCGTCATGTCCGTCCGCTCCTCCGGAACCGGCTCCGTATACTCCCGGCGCGTCGTCGTCGAGTCCGTCTGCGTCTGCTCCTGTGCATGCCGATGCGTGTCGTGAACGGCGGCGGCCTGCGCTTCGAGTTGCGCTCCGAAGCTGCTCTGCTCCGACGAGGCCGTCTGCTCGCTCGTCGTGTTCTTGATTGCTCCGCACGCCGCCGTCAGTAGGGCGACGAGGAGCAACACGAGGGGAATTCCCCGAATTCGATTTTTCATTCTGTGTTTTGAGCTGTTTGGTTAACTGATCGATCTTTTTATTCAGGGCGTCGATCTTCTCCTCCATGACTTTCTGATTGGCCAGCAGGTGGGCGTTATCCGCTTGCAGACGCACGTTTTCATTGAGCGTCTCGGTGTACTTCTCCGTCAGCAGGTCAATGGACTTTTGCAGCGACGCCAGAAAATCGTTATTCCGCTGACGGCGCGTGACCAGCCATGTCACCACGGATGACAAGAAGCCGCTCGGAAGCGCCCACGTCAGTATTTGCATCACTACGCTATCCATTTCTCTGTTTCTATTGAAGTCAAGCCCGCTCGATCATGCGTGCGATTTTCGCGATGCTGTCGGCGTACACCGTCGGATCAGCCGTGCAATAGCCGGCTTTAGCGACCTCGTAGGCGAAGCGCTGCACGTCGTGACGATACGGCATCGCCGCAGCGTAGCGTTTCGCAGACAAGACCTTGAAGTGGTCGTGCAGGCACTCTTCCACCGTGTCGTAGTCGCGAAAGGCTCGGTCGACGTCGTAGCGATAACGGCCGTCGAGGAGTGGCGTGATCGAATGCACGCGGACGAAATTGCCGCCCTGACGGTCGTCCCGGAAGTATTCCGTCGTGCGCACGATCCGACGCTTGCCCGTCCATTTGTCGCCGGCCGTGATGCCGAAAAGGTTGTTGCCGATGGCACGCTTGCCCCAGCCCGTCTCGAGCGCAGCCTGCGCCGCCACGAAAAGCGGGTTCAGCCCTGTTCCGGCGCAGACACGCTCGATGGCCGGATAGTAAGTGCGTTTGAATTCCGAAGGTGTCATACGCTATGCCCGGTTACTCCTCCGATGCGGTCAGGGTCTCCGCCAGCTTCGCACGCTCGTCGTCGGTCAGCCCTGCGACGGCCTTGCCGACGGCCGGAATACCCGCATTCTTCGAAACGGTGACGCCGATGGCTTCCAGCGCGACCTTCACGGCGGCGAGAGGATAACTTTTGTCGCCGATGACGATACCGTCGGCCGTAGTTGCGGCAGGCACGTCGTCCTCAATGAAGACGAGGCGGCAGATTTTGCGTGCGACCAGATCGTTGACGCGCTCGATGTCGTCGAAGGAGACCGTATCGCCCTCCTTGTAGTGTACCGTACGGTCGTTCTTGTCCGTGAACGGAACCAGCACTTTCAGTTTAGCTTTCATAATCTTTTGGTTTAATGCGTTCGTATTCGATTATCCGACGACCTCCTCGTCGCCATTCTGGTCACCCTTCTGGTCGTCCGACGGCTCTTCCCCTGTGCGGCAGTCGAGCAGCGTCACCAACTGACCCCATGCGATCTGCGTGTCGGCCTTCATCAGCATCTTGATGAAGTACAGCTCGCCGCTGGCCTGCACCTTGTCGACCTGCAGGCACTCGTAGTCGTCGGCGAGGTTGCAGCCCGCGTAGAGGTTCGAATCCGTGCCCAGTGAGCAGATCGTACCGACGATCACGCCGTCGGGCCAGTCGTTCAGCGCAGCGATGCGCTTGCCCTTGAAGCGGGCGATGTTCGTCGAGGTCGGATCGGCGCCCTTGTGATGCAAGTCCGTGAGCTCGTTGTCGTACTTGTCGAAGTCGGCGGACGACATCAGGAAGGTGAAGTTCGCCTGATCGCGAACCTTATCCGCCGTCTTCTCCCAGACGGCGCGCAGACGCTTGATCTGACTCGTCTCCGCACAGGTCGCCTTCACCACATCGGGATCGGCCAGCATGCGCGTGAGGATGCCGTTGAAGAACTGCTCCTCGCCATCGCCCGATACGCCCTGAATGAAGTGATAGCCCAGCTCCGTGCCGACCTGCTTGAGCACCTCGCTCAGAAGTATCACCTGCACATTGCTCGGAAGCTCGCGGAACACGAGGTTGCCTGTCGGCTGCCACTTCTTCCAGAACTTCTCGAACGATCGCGGGTTGAACTCCGTATAGACCATGATGTCCTCGGGCTTCAGAAGACGTTCGTCGATCTTGAACTCGCCCTTCGAGTTCTCGCTCTTGGGCATCTCGACGCGCTTCTGCAGCAGCTTCGAAAGCTGGAGACGCGGGATGTAGAACTTGTCGCCGATGCTCGTCTCCATGTGGATCAGCCCCTTCTCGAAGAGCTGATTGCCCGTGGCGGCCATGACCAGAATCTGGTCGAGGACTTCGCCGCCGTAGGCGGTTTGAATATTCGGATTTGCCATAATTGAATGAATTGATGATTGATTACTGTTTGAGCCGGGCACGAACCTCCGCTTCACGCTCGGCGAGGTAGTCCTTGTCGGTCTTGCCTTCGGCGCCGGTCGCCGAGGCGAGGGTCTGCATGATGCGACGCTTGGGCTTGCGTGCCGCAAGCAGCGTGCGCGTATTCTCGGGGTCTTTGCGCATCAGCGCCTTGAAACCCGGCACTTCGTCGGCGCCGATGCGCTCCTCCTCGCGTGCCGTGTCGACCTCGGCATCATAGGCCGCCTCCGCGGCTTCGCGCTCCTTGCGTTCGAGATCGGCGACCTTCTCCTTGAGGGCGTCGCGCTCGGCGACCACCGCCGCGTGCTCTTGGGCCTTGTTCACGACCTCCGTAATGCGCGACATGACTGCCGCCTCGTCCGCACAGTCGGAAAAGGCCGGCATCGATCTGAGTTTGTTGATCATCTGTTCTTGATTTTTAAGTGAAACATGTTCGATGTAAAGTGCCGTGTAGCGCTCGCAGCGCTCGCGCGGCGTAAGCGACGCGGAGACAGCGGTGCGGTCGTCATCGAAGATCTCGTCGATGAAACCCTCGGCCAGCGCCTCCTCGGCCGTCAGCCAATGATCCCGGCCATCCATGTAGGTCGCGCGTATCTCCTCGACGCTCTTGCCCGTGCGTGCCGCGTAAATCTCGCACAGCGTGTTCTCGATCTGCTCGAGGTGGGCGACGCAATCCTTCAACTTGGCGGCATTGCCGAACACGTCGCTCATAGGCTGGTGGATCATGATCTGGCCGTAGCGGCTCATCTTGACCCGTTTGCCGCAGCCGGCGATGAACGACGCCGTAGATGCCGCGATGCAGTCGATGTAAATCGTGATGTCGGCCGCGGACTGCCGCAGGAAGTTGAAGATGGCGATACCCGCGGCCACATCGCCGCCGACGGAGTTGATCCTTACGTCGATCTTGCGGTAGGTTCGCTCGGCGGCGGCGATCTGGCGGACAACATCCTCTGCGCCGACGTCGCCATAGTCGCCGATTTCACCATATAACAGGATGCAGCAGGTGTCCTCCTGCGGCCCGGGAATGATATTGAAAATGCGCTCCATTTCGTGCTTTGTTTACCGCAAAATTGAGCGTCATTTTCGGCCTCTGCAAATCGGAATTTTATCATGCAACTTTCTGATTGCATGATGCAACCGTAAAGTTGTGTGATATTTTTCGCGTTTGTGATTCACTTATTTATCGGTCAATTTTGCAAGGGTAAAAACACGAGCAATGACGAAAATAACCTCCGAACAGATGCGCCGCTGGGCGCTCTCGATGTACCTGAACGAAAACCGCACGCAGGCCGAAATCGCCGAGGCGTGCGGCGTGTCGCGGCAGACCGTCATACGCTGGGCCAAAGCCGACAAATGGGACGAGCACAAGGCGTCGCTGACCATGACCCGCGAGGAGCAGATCAAGAACCTGCAGCGGCAGATCATGGAGATCAACAACGTCATCCTCGGCCGCGAGCAGGGTAAGCGGTTCGCGACGCCCAAAGAGGCCGACGCCATCGCCAAACTGACCAACGCCATCAGCAAGCTCGAAACGGAACTGGGCATTCACGAAGCCGTCAGCACCGCACAGCGCTTCGTTGCATGGCTACGGCCTGTCGACCCCGCGCTGACGAAGACATTCGCCGCGCTGTTCGACAAGTTCCTTAAATCCCTAATGTGATGAAGCAGATCGACCGAGACGCCTTGAAGGAGTGGGAAGCCCTCAAGCAATCCATATACAACGACACGCCCATCGACGAGACGATGTCCCCGGCCCAGATCGAGAAGCACCGGCTCTATCTGGAGGCACACCCCATCGAGTGGATGAAGTTCTTCTTCCCCAAGTATGCGAAATACCCCTTCGCGCCTTTCCAGAAGAGAGCCATCCACCGCATCATCAACAACCCCGAGTGGTACGAAGTACTGTCGTGGAGCCGCTCGCTGGCCAAGAGCACCATCACGATGTTCGCGGTGCTGTACCTGACACTGACCGGCCGGAAAAGCACCGTCATCCTCGCCTCGGCGACAGAGAAAGCCGCAGCGCGTCTGCTCGCACCGTATCGGGCCAACCTCGAATCGAACCGCCGCATCATTCAGTACTACGGCGAGCAGATGTCCGTGGGCGAGTGGGCCGAGCTGGAGTTCCGCACCCGGCAGGGCGTGGCGTTCTACGGCGTGGGCGCGGGAAATGCGCCGCGCGGCGCGCGAAACGAGGCGATCCGTCCCGACGTGCTGCTCGTGGACGACTTCGACACCGACGAGGACTGCCGCAACCCCGATGTCCTGAACAACAAGTGGGACTGGTGGGAACACGCCCTCTATCCGACCCGCGACCCCTCCGGTTCGCTGCTGGTCATATTCTGCGGCAACATCATCGCCGAAGACTGCTGCATCGTCCGGGCCGGCGCGATGGCCGACCACCATGACATCGTGAACATCCGCGACGCCGAGGGGCGCAGCACATGGCCGGAGAAGAACACCGAGGAGCTGATCGACCGCGCGCTGTCGAAGATATCGACGCAGGCGCAGCAGGCCGAGTATTTCAACAACCCCGTCGTCGAGGGCAAAATATTCGGCCCGCGCAAATGGGGCAAGATTCCCGACCTGCGACGATTCCCGTTTCTCTGCATCTATGCCGACCCGACGCAGTCCGAGGCCAAAGGTGCTGCCAAGAACAAGCAGGGGTCGCTCAAGGCTGTGTGGCTGCTCGGAAAGCTCGACCGCGTGCTCTACGTCATCAAGGGGTTTCTCGGCAAGATGACCACCGAGGAGTTCGTGACGCACTTCTTCTCGCTCTACCTCTACGCCCGGGCCGGCGGATGCCGCGCGATATACGCCGTGCAGGAGAATAACTCACTGCAAGACCCCTTCTTTCAGCAGGTGTTCAAAAAGGCATTCGCCAACAAGGCGAAGCAGACGGGAATCAGCCTCTCGGTCATCCCCGACGAAAAGAAGAAAACCGACAAGGCCGTGCGTATCGAGGCCAACCTCGAACCGCTCCATCGCGAGGGGTTGCTGGTGCTCAACGAGGCCGAGAAGGGCGACCCCCACATGAAGCTCTTGGACGAGGAGTTCAAGTTCTTCACGATGGCGCTGAAATTCCACGCCGACGGCGTGGACTGCGTCGAAGGCGGCAACCGCTTTATCGACGACAAGATCGGAGAACTGCATCCCGTCGTGACGACGCCCCGTTGCGTCATGGCACGCCGCAACAAATACAGACAGTAAAATATGGCACAATTCATCATCCCCGAGGACTACGACGCCTCGATCCATCAGGAGATTCTCGACGCGCTGATCCGCTCCGACCGGCAGATCGTCGAAATATGCGAAGACCGCGCCATCGCCGAGATGCGCGGATACCTCGCGGCGCGATACGACTGCGACCGCGTTTTCTCGGCCGTGGGCGCCGAGCGCAACCAGCTCGTGCTGATGATGGCCCTCGACATCGCCATCTACCACATCTTCTCCATACACAACCCGCGCAACATGTCCCAGATCCGCGTCGACCGCTACGAACGCGCCGTGGAATGGCTCAAAGGCGTGCGCAAAGGCGACATCTCCGTCGACGGGCTGCCCGAAATCGAGCAGGAGGCAAAAGAGGCAGCCTCGCAGTTCCAAATCCGCAGCAACCCCAAACGCAACAACCGATTCTGACATGGCAAAAGAAAAGAAAAAGAAAGGCAAACGCATCACCGCCGGCGGCAATATCGGCCGCACGCCGACGCAGACCATCGTGCTCCAGCCCACACGCCGCGGAGGGCTGGACGTGTCCGCCTACATGGACAGCATCCGGCAGGCGGAGCTCATCGACTGGCCGCGGCGCGCAAAACTCATCGACCTGTACGCCGACGTCATGCTCGACGGACATCTCTTCTCCGTGCTGCGCAAGCAGAAAGCGGCGATACTCTCGACGCCGATACAGTTCCAGCGCGACGGGAACCTCGACGAGGCGATGCAGGAACATATCGATTCTCCGTGGTTCAACCGCTTCATCGAAGACCTTATCAACGACGAATGGGAGGGCGTCGGCGGCTCGCTATTCCAGTTCTTCCTCGACGACAAAGGATGGATCGACTACAATCTGATACCCCGCAAGCACGTCGATGCGATCAACCGCACGATCCTCTGCAATCAGACAGACCTCACAGGCGAAAGCTGGGACGACTTCTCCGACCTGCTCTATGTCGGTAATCCGCGTCAGATCGGGCATCTCGCGGTCGCGGCGTTCTGGGTAATACTCAAGCGCAACAACGTCGCGGACTGGGCCGAGCTGGGCGAGATATTCGGCCGGCCGATCCGCGAAGGAACCTACGACGCATGGGACGACAAGGCCCGCGAGAAACTCATAGACGATATCTACAACATGGGCGGCGCAGGGGTCATCGTGCACCCCGACGGAACGAAGATCAATCTGATTCAGGCCGGGAACATATCCGGAGGCAGCGACCTCTACGACCGTCTCCACGCGACCTGCAACAACGAGATCAGCAAGATCGTCAACGGCAACACGCTGACCACCGAGGCGGGAGACAAGGGTACGCAGGCCCTCGGAACCGTGCAGCAGGAGGGAGAGGTCGACATCGCATTCTTCATCAAGCGCCGCATCCTCGACATTCTGAACTACGAGGTGACGGACGTATTCGCGTCGATGGGAATCGACACCTCCGGAGGCAAGTTCGCATTCGTGCCGCCCAAGAAGAAAGACCCCGAAAAGCAGGTGACCATCGTATGCCGGTTGAAGAACGAAGCCGGGCTGCCCATCGATGACGACTACCTCTACGAGGAGTTCGGTATTCCCAAACCGGACAACTACGACGAGATGAAAGCGGCGCAGCAGACGGCAGCGTCCGCAACCGAAGAGCAGGCCGGGAGTGAGGACGGCGAAAGCACCGACGAGGACGATCCAACGAAGACCGGAACCGAACCGAAGAAGAACCGCAAACTTACGGATCGCGTGCGCGATTTTTTCGGCCGCGCCCCCGAAAGCGCGGGGGCGGATTCAGACTGGTAGTCGATACGCTTTATATCGATGCGGCCGAAAAGCGACCGGCGGAGAACGGCTTTTCGTTCGACAGCGGCGTGCTGGCCGCCGCGCTTCGGAACATCTACGAGCGGCGGTACAACCCACGCACGGAGATCGACGCCGAGCTCTTCGAGGAGGTCAGCCGAATATTCGATGCGGCGACCGACGCCGGGTTCTCAGGAAGCGAAGCCGGCGGCGACTTCATGGAGCAGTTGCGCACCAACAACGCCGTGTTCGCCGCGTTCAAGACCCACCGCATGGGCCGCGACATGGCCGCACAGCTCATCGACGAAAACGGCGAGGTGAAATCCTTCCAGCAGTTCCGCCGCGACGTCGAGCCGATAGCCGATCATCATGTCGAGGCATGGCTTAGAACCGAATACGACACCGCCATCAAGCGGGCGCACCGCGCTGCCGAGATGCGGCAGTTTATGGCCGAGGCCGACGTGCTGCCGAACATTCGGTGGCTGCCCTCGACGGCGGTGAATCCTCGCGAGTCGCACATGCCCTTCTACGACCATGTGTGGCCCATCGACGATCCGTTCTGGGAGGAGCACAAGCCCGGGGACGAGTGGGGCTGCCAGTGCGGCTGGGAGGCGACTGACGACCCTGTGACCGACAACTCGGGGCTGGGCGGCGAGCGGATTAAGCCTTCGCCCGGGCTGAAAGGCAATCCGGCACGCACGGCGCAGCTATTCTCCGACGACCACCCGTATTTCCCCTCCGACTGCTCGACGTGCGCGTTCAAGGGCGTGCAGCTCACGCTCTTCACCAACCGCACGAAGGACTGCTACCACTGCAAGAACGTACTCAAAGCGGTGCAGAAGGCAGAAAAGACGCTGACGACGAAACGGGCGGAGCTCGCCGAAAAGAAATCCGACGCGACATCCCGCGTCAGCCGGTTGTCGCTGCCGGCGCCGGCCGTACATTCAAGCACGGAATTGAAGTACGGAACGGTGATGTGCTCGAAGTCCGACATCCGGCAGTTGGTATATCATGCCGCCGATGCCGAAAGCGTCGATGTGTCGATGAAGATGGATCGCTATTTAGACCGGCTGCGATTCGTGCGCGTGGAGGAGCCGAAGCACTTCACCGGCAAGAAGCAGTCGCGCGGACTGGTCGAATACACCGTGTATGAGTTGGAGGTCGGCAAGCAGACTTTCGTAGTGAAATGCGAGGCTCGGACGAACCGCGAAACGTCGGAGATATACGAACACCCGTATTCGATATACCGGAAATGAAAAAAGCATCCGAACGGCCGAAAGACACTCCCGACATGGAGCTCGGACTTATGTGCGGATGCTTTTGAAAGCGTTGGCACGCCTTCATCTGCAAATATAACAACAAATCTGCCGAAAACAAAATTCAGTGCAAATTTTTATTCGAACGGCGTTCAAATGGATATCAAAGAGTTCTCGAAGCTCATTCGAGCGAAACAGAAAGAGATCGACACGCTGATGCGGCGCAAGATGCCCATCCGGGTCGGAAACATGGCGAAGCGGCACTTTCAGGACAACTTTCGAAAGAGCGGCTTCGTCGACGGAGGACTACACCCGTGGCCGAAGACCAAACGGCAGCTCGCCGGCGGAACGTCGGCGGCCAGCCAGCACAAACCGCTGCTCAGCAACCGCAACCACCTGTTCAACGCTGTGCGCTACGTGCCGGGCGACTATCGAGTAAAGATCGTGAACGACGTACCCTATGCGCCGATCCACAACTGGGGCGGCGAGACGTCGCCCGCCGTAACGCCCAAAATGAGGCGGTTTGCGTGGGCGATGTACTACCAAGCAGCCGGGAAGTCGAAGAAAGGAACGAAAGGCCGCAAAGCGGCCGAAAATGCCCCGAGCGGCGCACTCCCGCCCGAGGCGCAGATGTGGCACTCTCTGGCATTGACGAAGAAGAAACGACTGCGGATCAAGATTCCACAGCGGCAGTTCATCGGCCAGAGCCGGGAACTCGAAGAGCGCATACGCGCCGATGTAGAAACGCAGGTCGAATCCGTACTTAAATTATAGACGATGGAAAGTGTGAAACTCGCGCTGATGAAGCGCATCGAAGAGGCGATGCCGGAAGTCCGCATCGACGAGGACTACGGACAACTCGAATCGCAGGAAGACCAGTATCCGGTCGTGTTCCCCTGTGTGCTGATCGGCATGGGCGACACGGAGTGGCAGCCGATGGCCAACCGTCCCGGAGTACAGCAGGGCAAGACATCCGTCACGCTGAAGCTGGCAATAGACTGTTACGACGACACGCATATCGGCTCCACGACGGAGGAGAAGATCGCCGAGCGCGAACGGATGGCCGACCGCCTGTTCCGGGCCGTGCAGGGAATGAGATTGTCGCAGAGGATGTCCGAGCTCGACCGACGGCGTAGCGCCGAATATGCCCTCGGCGGCGGGGTCAAGGTCTACGAGGTGACGTTCGAGTATCTCGTGCGGGAGATCGTGTGATTATTCCCCGGAGAACAGGCGGAGCTGTCCGGCCGTGAGCCTCGGAACCTTGATCTTCGGAGCCGGGCGGATGTCGCCCTCGGGATGCTCCTTGCAGTATTGCCGGATGATGGCCATCACGCGATCCTCGGAAATGAAGAACTCCTGCTCGGAGAGAATCTTCAGGGCGTCATCGAAGCGCAGACGCTGCACCTCCGTCCAGTAGTACCAGCGGCGGCACAGCGCCTCGTTGCGCTTGTCGATTAAGTCCTTGTTTCTTCCTCTCGGCATTCACGGGGGGGGTATTTCGGGTTTTCAATACACAAAAATAGGGAGAAAACAAAATTTTCTCCCTCGTTGCTTAACGAAATTAAGCTATTTGTCCGGAAAATACTACCTTTGTATCAAAATCATCTGCCATGAAACGACTGTTCCTCCTCTTCTCTATCTGTTTTGCGGGCATCCTCCTCTCATCCTGTTCGGACAAAGAGGAAACTCCGACCTCGGATGAACTGATTGGTACTGTATGGAGCCAAACCACGGAAGGGCGCACCGATACGTTCTATTTCGCGCTCAACCGCAAATGCACAGCCGAATGGAAATACGAAAACTCCGATCCAGTCAGACAGGAATATCTGTATTCCTACAAAGCGCCGAACGTCACGATTGAGACCAGCGCGAATACGTTCACGGGACGCATCGACGGCGACGTGCTTTCTATCCACATCTTCGACCGCGATTTGACATTGAAGAAGGTCAGGTAATAAAAATCCCGCTCCGAAAAGAGCGGGATTTGCTTTGCAGAGGGACAGCGCTATTCCATCGCCGCCAGCGAGAGCGGCAGCGCACGTTTCACGCCCTTCTCGTCCTTGTAGGACACCGAGATAAACTGACACGAATCCACGGGCCGATAGGCGCTCTGGATGATGTCGGTCGCCTCGATCAGCTCCGGATAGCCCGACTTGCGGGCGATCTCCCGCAGTTGGAGCACGCGGCTCGCCTTGAGGTTCCCCTTGCGGTCTTTGGCCAGCAGGTTCATCACCATCTCCGTCAGGGCGGCCGAATCGTCGTCCTTCGCCAGCGAGCGGATGAATGTCTTGACCTTGTCGACCCCGGCGTTCACCGTGTCGTCCCAGCCGTCGTTCGTGCGGTAGCCCAGAGCGACCGTAATGCCGCCGTCCGAGGTCGTGAACTGGTTGCTGTGGCGGTCGGATTTCGTGCGGAACAGCTCCTCTTTGAGCGCGATCAGACGCTCGGCATCGCTGAACACCTCCTCCTTCGCCCGACGCATCTCCTCGCTCAACGCCTGTAGGCGGGCGAACTTGCCCCGGCAGAACTCGTCGACGGAATCCTTATACGCCGCAATATCGTCTTCGCGTTTCTGTTTCTCGGCACGCTCCTCGGCCTCAAGCTGCGCCTTCAACTCGGCGCGTTGCGCTGCTGTCATTTTTGTAATATCCATGTTTTTTAGTTCATTTTACACAAGGGTAAACATTCACGTCCTTATTCAGCCAAGATATCTCCCGACCATTTTGACGAGTAAAGCCATAGGCCAACGCGCCGTAACGTTTTTCAGCACCATAAAAGCGCCATACCACGCAATCACTCTCCAGCCGGAAAAGATCGCCCTTTTTAAGGTCGGACAGATGCTTGACATCCTGTATGAAATCCGATAAATCGCAATCGGAGATAACCTGTTTCATTGTAATACCGTTAGTCGTCGGCCGGAGCTCGATCTCATAGGTGATCTCTTCCCCTTCAGCGTTGCAGGTCGTAGTTTGCATGACAATGCGACCATCGGCAGGTTCCATTACCGTTATAGCCATCGACTCTGGTTTGACACCCATGCGGAAAGCGTAGAAATTTGTGGCGATTCGAAGTGCGTCCATGCGTTTCATATCAACATTTAGTTTACTGTTTATCAATCGTTTAATCGTATCGCAAACATAACACTACCATTCGGAACACGCAAGACAATTCGCACTTATTTTCAACACTTTAACTTATTCATGAGGTCAATCGAATATCTCCTCGACCAACGCCATCGGATATACTTTGCGTATTCCGCGTTCCGAATCCACGTCGAGGCGCACCCCGATAAGATTACCGCTGTTGTCGAACACGTATTTCGCGCTCTCCAGCTCGCTGATTCCTTTAATTTTCACTTTCATCGTTTTACTCTGTTTTTGGTTTGTCGTTTCTGTCGTCGTTGCAAGCGCGTCGGCCGCTGTCTGCGGCGGGTTCGCGAATGCCGTCTCTCCACCTGCGAGCGGAAACGGCATCCGGCTGCCCATCGGCGGAGTTCCTCTGCGAACTGCGCGAATTCTGGCCCGAATCGGGATATCAAATTCGCCGTCCGGAGCATCGCTTCACCCGTAATACGCGCCGAAAATTCAATCGAGGAAATACCTCTTGCGACCGGCTCGTCCGGAGTATCGCCGCCGAAGTCCACCTCCGGCAGTACACGGACGGGCTGGCCATTGACCATCAGAACCGCATCGCTCCATTCTCGTTCTCCCATTGCCGCTACTTTTTAAGGTTCAAAGACTCCAGTTCAAAAAAATACTTAAGCACCGTAACAGTCTCGCCTATATCGCATCGACGAGCCTCCTGTCGCTCGGTAGCCTCACCTAATTCGTGAATATCATCCAATCGTTCTAATTGCTTCTGCAATTCCCGCAATGGTTTCCGCAGGGCATTAGCCAAGATCGCCGCTTCGGTGGGGGTCAACGCAATCATCGCTTCCGTGTATCCGGCACATCCCGGAATAGGTTCTCTAATCCATTTCATTACCACTACTTTTTAAGTTCGCCCATCACTCCGCGCTCCATACGGTTCTTTACCCGCTCTTCGCACGCCTCGAGGAACATCCGCAGGCCGGCGATCATCTTGGCGTTCTGCTCCGACGGGAACCGGGTGTTCAGCTTCTCATGGCGGTCGAGCAAGGCCAGAACCAGCTGCTCGGATTGCAGGCCGGGGATCATCGTCCCGTCGTCGTTCTTCTGCACGAACCGAACGACCTGCTCGGTTTCGACGTATTGCGTCTTGCCGTCGTTGAAGCCGAGGCACTCGCGGATCACGTAGCAATGCGCACCTCCGTAGATCGCATCATCGACCACCGAGATCGTCGGCTCGTCGCTCGGATAGATCACCGCATCGATGGGTTTGACCTCTCCGACAACACACCATGTGTAAAGTCTTCCGAGCGGAAGTCCGATCTTCGATTGGCTTCCGCACGCCTGCAGGACGATCTCTTCGTTATCGAATCCTCGGAAGATACCCTGATATTCATCCCGGTTGTCGAAAACCAAGACGATCTCCGCACCTTGACGGCATTCAGTTAGTTCGGCCGGCAGCCGCCACGCACCTACTTGTTTCTTTTCCATAGCTGTCAGATATAAAGGTTAAACAATTCTGTAAGTCGTCCGGACTCGAACCGGAACAACAGCCGCATCGCTTTGGCCATTGTGCTATGCCTCCGATGGAACCGAAGGCCCTGCCGACCCATTTGCCGGTCTTTCCCGGCTGTCAGAGCCTTTCGCGTCATCTGTCCGATGGAGTCAAGCGTCCTGTTCCGCTTTGCCACCGCCATTCTCCGGCGGGTAACCCCTGCGCCATCGTCGCCCTACTTGCACTCGGGTCTTCATCTCAAAAAAGGGGATTGCGGGTGGCCGGGGACTCGAACCCCTGTGCTTATCTCCAAACAACAGCCAATCTTTCCCATTTCGTTGTTCTTTTCCTGTCGCCACCCCCATACCGGTTACTCCATAGGCGCACCTCCTTTCTGTTCGATGTTCACATATCGGCGAATGACAGCGAGCGCCCCGTCATAGGTATGGGTTTGCATCACTTCGTGCATCATCCGCCCTGCAACGAACTCCGCATGAGCTTTGTCTCGATCTTGCTCTTCTCGCGATTTCTGTGTTTGGAAGCCGAGCCTCCGAACGTCGGACAGGATCGCTGCTCGCGCCTCCGACATCAGGGTGAAAATATTTCCCTGCTCTCCAGACAAATCGACGGTTATTGTAGGTTTCTCCATATCAACTCGGTAATTGGTTCGGTCGAATAAAAATCGGAATCTGCACGACCCGCTGCGGCTTCACGGGCTTCGGTTTGCGCAGGATCGCCTCGAGCTTCGGAACGAGAGCCTGCAGCTCGTCGACGGTCAGCATCCCGAAAGGCTTGCCGGCGATGCGCGGATCGAGGCAGAACTCATCCACAGCGGCGAACGTCCGGTCGGCCGTATCCACGCCGAGCCGCTGCATGCGGTTCAGTGCTGCCGACCGTGCCCGGCGCAGCCGCTCCCTGTATGCGGCCGAGGGTTCGCCGAGCTGCTTGCCCGTCTGGAGACACTCGCACATCTCCTCGTACTCGGCAGGGGTCATCTCCCGCAGCGACGACGTGCGTCCGCCGGTGAACTGCGACACCAGCACTTCCTTATGCTGGTCGAGATCGATGCTCTTCGCTTTGGCGATGGCATAGAACCGTGAATAGTTACGCTTCCGTTTCATGGGACTGTTCGGTTTTCGATTCGACGGATGCGTGGGCATCGAAAGTTTCGGCAAGGAAGATGCGCATCCGCCGCTGGCGGGCGACGAGGTATTCGATCATCGCGCCCTCGCTCTGCCGCCAATCCGCAATCATATAGATCGCATCGCTCTTGAGCAGCAGCTTGACATCCTCGCCTATCTGATCCGCCCACTCCGCCTCGAAAGGCAATCCGTTACGGAGCGGACTGACAGGCTCGAAGCCGAAGCGCCGGATTTTCGCTTCCGCGGCCTGAAACTTGGAGATCACCTCGTCGATGGGCAGTCCGGTGATCTTCCCGCTGATGTAGATTTTCTTGATATCCATAGGTCAATCTTCGATTATGCTGCTGTCATGCAGCAGTCCCTTATAGCGGCGATCCCGGGCCGCCTTCGTGTCGAACTTCTCGAGCGTCCGCCATTCGGGAAACCCGAACTGCTTGTACTTGATTTTCGGCTGCGGGTAGTCGTCCTTGCGGACGATCATGAACCCCGCCTTCAGCACCTTGTTTTGCGAGTCTAAATTCATATCATTTTCTGTTTAGTGTTTTCCCTTCCCAGTAGCGTTTGGCCTCCTTTTCGTAGATCGTGCATTCCCCCTTCGGCCCGATGTAGCGACCTTTGCTGAACGCCTTGTGCCCCTCGACCCAGATTTTCAGCGACGCATCGTACATGATCTTCATCGCCGCGCGTCCTTCCGGGCGCTTGCCGTCGGCATGGCTGACGAAGATGAGCAGTTTGTTGCGATGGCGCTCCTTGAAGGCGATATACTCCTTGTAGCTCATCTGCGTGTATTGGAACGAATCGATCACCACGAAATCCCACGAGCGGGGTTTCGACAGAGCTTCGTCCATCTCGGCGAAGGTCATCGTCGCGTTGTACTGGAACTTCCGGCCGCACTCGTCCAACCGATAGCGGCGGATGGCGTCCTGCGTCGTGCCGCCCAGCCCCTCCTCCAACGGCAGGTAGAGCACCCGGCCGAACTGAGTCAGTTCCTTGCAGAAGGAGGCCACCGCCGAGGTCTTGCCGTTGCCCGAATTGCCCCAGAAGAAGACCACGCCCGTGCGGTCGATCTCGCCGACGCAGTCCGCCCAGATGCCGCCCGGGCGGATCGTCCGGCGCTTGAGCGTCAATACCTGTTTGGCTGATAGTGTGCGGCCCATTTGAACAGCGTTTGAACGGGGTTATTTCTTGATTTGGGCGAGCTTCTTGTTCTTGTGCACCGACTTGCGGACGCGCCGCATGTCGAAATACTCCTTCGGCTGCTTCTTGTCCCACGGATTCACGGACGTCGAGACCATCGTGCGGGCATCGGCCACCACCTCGGCGATCGCGCTGTCGGCAATCAGGCCGTTCGCCCGGCAGACGGCCGTCACCTCGTGGCGGGTCGCAGGGGTCAGGTC